GGATGAGTGATCCCGCTCACCCATTGCGTCTACCGTCACAGATGAGTTCTGCACGGTGATTCGATGTCTCAGCATCCCTGAACGCATTAGAAAGCCCTTTGTGTCTGGTACTGAGCCAAGATTCGGTCCACGCCATGAGGCACAATCTGCATCTTGACGGGATCTACCGCTTCCCGATGCTCGTACCAGTGGGCAACCAACATCTTGACCGCCAACTTCAAAGGCTCCACTTCGATCCCGGTGATTGGGCTGGCGACACCAATGCCTGCTTTGTATTCGACCTGAATGGCTGCGTTTTGCTCCGCAAGTGTGGGCCACTCTTTCCCCTGCTTCAAACCGATCACGGGGATGAATGTTCCCGAAGCTGGTGTCACATAGTTTGTCGCAGCAAAAGTCTGACTCGAACCGTTTGTGTCTGTGTAAGTGATCGTTAGATCAGAAGCCTCGTTGTAAAAAAAGGGTCCAAAAGGCAGTTCAAGTGAATTCCATGTTGGAACCTGGTTGTAACGAACTGTCAAAGTTGTACGAAGCATCTTTAGTTTGGTGACATTCTCCACATAATTGATTGCAGCAGTCCGCAATGCACCAATAAGAACATCATCATCACTAAGATCAACACGGGACCAATCTTTACACTCGCTTACAGATACAAAGTCACCTGACTCTGGAGCACTCTGTATCAATGTGTAGATTGACTGTACCGATTGCGCTAAAGCAAGCATCCCCGCTTGATTCGACTGGATTTGAGACATAAAAGAGCCTAGAGGGTTTCCCCCCTAGACTCCGTGGTTCAATGGTTATCAAGCCATCGTCAAAACTTTGAATGCGTCATTGAGCATTCGGTTGCCATCGTTGTAGGCAATACCCTTCACACCAACTTGGTCGCTGGCGGAGTAGAGTTCTGGGAGTGAGGTGAATTCAAACCCACCAAAGTCAACGATGTAGTAGTAGGACAAGTCACCAAATCCGACTGGAGTGGTGGTTGTTGCAACAGCAGCAACGAAGTCAGACTCGTACATTGGCTTCCCAAGCAAGGTATCAGGAGCCTCACCCAAACCTGGGGTCAAGAGGTACTGGTTGTTGCTGTCCTTCAACTTACGAAGGATTTGGGTTGCTTCTGGTGAGAAGATCCAACCGGCTCCGGGGGCTGAACGATACTCTTTTGCCACCGAGTAGAACAGATCAATAATGTTATCTGCGGTGAAAGAGTCAGCAGCATCAGCAGTCTTACCACTGGTTGCACCGTCAAAGATACCCTTTGGCTCGTTGGAAGCAGAACCCGCACCGACCAAGAACTTCTGGAGTTCGACAGAAGCAAACTGCTTGGCGAAAGAGTTGGAGATGTAGGATTCCAGTTGACCCTCAGAGAAAGTTCCATTGAATCGAAGCAACTGATTGCTGATCTTCATAATCCGTCCGAGTCGGCGTGGGAAGAATGAAGTTTGTGAGAAGGCGTGATCATCTTCATCAATGGATGAGTTTTCGGCCTTGTAGGTTGCAGCACCGATGTCAGACTCAACAGCAAAAGCAGTTTGATTGCCAACAGTCATCGTGGTTGCGGCTTGACGCATCCAGTTCAACTCTTGACGGAGTTCGACAATTTGCTGTTCAATCGTGGTAGTAGCCAGGAAGCCACCAGCAGAGTTGGTTCCAATGGACAAAGCACGGCTTTCATCAGCCGACAGGTTGCCACCAGCCATAGCCTTCAAGAAAGCACTGCGGTACTCACCAGAGTCGCGGGTGACTTCTCGGTTATGCACTTCTGCAGTAACTTCAACAGCGGCTTGAGCTGCTTCCATCTTGTCGAGTGATTGGCGTTGCTCGATTGAGCGACCGAGTTGTTCGATCTCACCTTCGAGATTTTCAAAACGTGATTGCTCGTCAGCGTTCAGGACGGAGCGACCTTCTTGGTCAGCACCATCAAGGATAGCACGCGATTTGGCGATAAGCCCTGCGCGCTGTTCTTTCAGTTCATTGATTTTCAAGACATTTCCCCTATTTGGAGTTTTATATGTGTGGAAAGAAAACTTGGGCAGTTGCCCCACGCAGTTGCGTAGCCAGTCGGCTGAATTGTTTTCGGTTATTCAAGTTCTTGGAGTCTCAGACGAGCCTTCGCAAGCCCAACACTCAAGCCATTGCCATCCTTCCGGTTGAGTTGTCGGTCAAGTGAACGCAATGCAACTTCTGTTGCTGGGTAAGCAGGGAAACTCACGGTCGATACGTCTTTGAGACTCAAATCGTGGATAGTTCGCAGTGCTTTGCCATCCCGCTCGGCCCAGTCATCACGAATGACCTGAAAGCCAAACGACATGCCATCAATGTCACCACGCCGGATAGATTCAACCACATCACGACCAGCCTGAGTATTTGCTGGGTCAATCTCAACCCGCAGCCCAACATCGTCAGTAGACATTCGGAGCGTGCCAGACGCACTGCGACCGATGATTTTGCTTGAGTCGTGATCGACCAAAGCACGGACATCGTGTCTTTCTTCTAACGCTCGGTCAAAGGCGTTGCGGTCAATACGCTCGATGAAGCCACCCAAGTCTTGCGAGTCAGAGTCAAATTTTGCTGCGTAACCCACAATGGTTGGCAACTTGTCATCATCTTCATCATGCTCATCGTTCAACTCGATGTTTTGCAAAGCACGAGACTCGTAGAACCTATCCTCTGATCTGTTGTAACCTGGTCTTGATGTCATTGGTTCTTCTGTCTCAGAATCTTCTGACATGGTTTTGAGGTACTCCTCATGCGATTCACAAGGCATGAAAATCTCTTCTCCATCCTCTGTGATCGTGTGGAAACCACTGCAACCAATTGCATCAGCTCGGCTCACTGCTTCTTCTTGAGTGGTGTATTTATCTTCCCCCACTCTTTCACGTTGTTCATCGTTCATATTTTCAGGCATACTGTTTTTTCCTTTAGACGAAAGAGGGTGTTCTTTTGGCAACAAATCAGTGTCGTACTTAGTTCTTCGGAATCTCAAGTTACGCAAGGCGTAAAGCAGGCCATTCACACGAGCCAAAGCCCACTGATCTGCACTCGTTACGCTTGGTCTGACGCTCTGCGGATTGGTCTTGTAAGCACCAACTCCACGTTTGAAACAGGCTTCCAACATGCGGTAAGTGGCCCGCTTGCGTGGATCGTCTCCGTACTCTTCGTTATGTTCTTCCACCTTGCGTTTGAGTGCCTTCTCAATTCTGGCTGATACTGCACGGTTTTCACGCTTGGCAATGACTTCGTTCACGACTTCTTTCATCTTGCCTTCTCCCAAAGTCCCAATCGTTCCCCATTTCATCTGGGCCACAACACCAGCGATTGAAGAAAGGGTCGGTGATTTGCCACTCTTGAACTGCGCACCATCTTGAAAGTGCCTTGCAATCCACGCTTCTCGCTCTTTGATCCAATCAAGAACTGCTTCTGTCTCAGACCCAGCACGGGCTTTGCCCCACAGGTTGAAAGCCTCATTCCCACGGATGTTGCCACCAGCTCGCCATACATCTGGGTGATCGGACTTCAACCTTTCAGCCCAACCACGGTCAAACTGTGGATGCTCCGAGTTGCGGAGTGAAATCTTTTTGTCATCACCCTTGTTTGGAAAGTCAGTCGCCATCACGAACCGCCCTAATCGTGCTGTTGTCACTGCTGTTTAGTGGGCTATGTCGAATATCAGTTCGGGCTTCGTACTCTTCACCATCATCGGACACGACAGTTTCGCCTCGCAGAACAAAAGGCTCACCAGTAGGAACACGCCTGCCTTCGAGAGATGACCATCTTTGACCTGGACCGTTGAACCACTGAACTTCTTCTACCCCTGCATTGCGGTAGAACTCAAGCATCAAAGCACCTTCGAGCCTTCGCATTTCTGAGTCCAGAATTGTTTCAGCCTTCTCTTCTCTCCAGATTTCGAGAACACGATCAATGTCCTCTGACTGAAGATTGCTTCTTGCACGCACAGAACGTCTGATTGTAAATCTGTCAGCAATGTTCCGCAGAACTTCGTCCTTGATTCCATCCATCTCACCCACTTCTGCAATCGCACTTGAATGGAGTTGTGAAGCGAATTTGCGAATAGCAGGCAAGATAATTGTGAACAGTTGACGTTGATACTCAGACGCGAAGTACCGGCTGGCCCATGTCAAAATAGGCTCATTCCCTTTTTCCCGATATTGCTCGACTGCATCAATCTCAAGTTCGACCATTTCGGAGAGTGAATCAAGCAGGGCAGGTTTAAATGAATCAACAATGCGTTGACGGTCAGCAGGATCAAATGAACGGTGTTCAATGCTTCTTTCAGACGTAGCCCGACTAGGCTGCAATCTTTCCATATTCAATGGGCTTAGATAGTCATCACCATTTTCGCCAATAGGATCTAATTGTTCTGCTCTACGGATGTCATTGATCGACAGGAAACCAGCCTGTCGTGCCAACTGATATGCACGGAATCTGCTCTCCAAGTCACCACGCAACATCTCTTCAAAATGGAACGTGATCTTGTAGTCAGCATTTGGAAGCAGTTTGCTCTCCAGCTCGTTCTCAATCCGTCTAGCCCACGGGGTCAAGGTGTGAGTTACGAAGCCACGGTTCAACTCGTAAATCGAGCCATAGGAAGAAGAGCCATCCAACTCAGCAAGCAGGGTCGGTGGAACCCGATACATCCTTGCAATCTCAAGCGTCTGGAACTTTCGAGTCTGTAGGAACTGGCTTTCGTTAGGTGGTAGGCTCAGTGGCTTGAACTCAATACCACCTTCGAGCAACGCAACACGAGCCGAGTTTGATGCTCCACGATGCAGGTTTTCCCAAGACTGACGAAGGTTGTTGAAAGCCTCATCACTCAATTTGCCTGGCACACTCAACACACCAGATGGCATAGCGGCATTACCAAAGTATGCAGCACCATATCTTTCCGATGCAAGACCAAGACCAATGGCTTCTCTAGCCAAAGCAACGGGTGAATAACCTTTCAAACCGTTAGGGCCAAGGCCACGAATGTGCAGGATGTCCTCTGAAGGCAATGCAACATCAGTGTTGTTTGATGTGATGCGGTAAGCCACGCGGCCCGATTCCGTCAAGTTCACCTGGACGTACGCGGGTTCAATCGGAGCAAGCCCAGTGACCTGACCGCGAGCGTTACGCTCAATGACTGCGTAGGCGTTTCCATAAAGGCAAGCATGAGACACCATCAGTTCAAAGAACATGAACGCGGTCAAGTCGGGGTTCACCTGTTGCCCAAGCACATTGGTCAGTGGTAACTCTCTTGCTTCCCGTACTCCGTTTGGTGTCTTGCGATGGACATGAACCGGAAGGCTGGCGATTGACTCTGAGATGATGCGAACGCAGGCGTACACAGTTGACAACTGCAAGGCAGAAGTTTCATCAACCCTCACACCCGCTGTCGATGGGAGTCCAAACAGACCCACATTGCTGCTCGTACCAAGATGCCGTTCTTCTGTCTCCGGCTTCCGTCTAAACCAATCAGTTAGAGGCAACGCAACCCCCCTTGTTCATAGATGTCTGATGCTGTTTCTTCTGACCCTTGATGTGCCATCATTCGGCCTAGTCCCATGCACATGGCTACGACTCCATCAATATGTTCTCTGTGATGCCTGCTGCTTTTCTTGGATGGCTTGATGTTGCCAGCGGGATCAGTCTCGATGCAAGCCACGGAAGCATGTTGCCGCATGACCGGGTGATTGCCATGCCTGAGTTTGCCACCAACCACCAATGCTTCCAACCTTTTTGCTGGGGCACTCATGCTTACGTACCCTTGCCCGAAGAAAGCGACAGGAATACTTTCACGGTCCATCCTGATTGCGAAGTCAGTTGCATTCCAGCGATCAAGGGCACACTCTTGGAGATCAAACCTTTCTCGCATTTCCAAGATGTCGTTGAAGATGTAGTCATAATCAGTGACTGCTCCCGGTGTTAATCGAAGTTTGCCTTGATCAGCCCACTGCCGAAACGGTTGCCTATACCGGCGTTCCCGCTCAATAACACCATCAGCAGGCAAATAGAACTTCGGCAATACCGTCACTGAACCACCCTCAGTTGCAAAGACAGCAACCGCAGCAGTCATATCTTGAGTGGCTCCCAAGTCAATCCC